GCCGCCTACGCCGAGCAGCCGATGACGTCCTGGAAGCGCAGCAAGTACGCCACCAGGGACATGAGCCGGTCCGGGTCGTCACCTACGTGCCCCAGCGCGCGGTTGCACGGGGAGCACAAGAGGGCGCGAACCGCGCCGGTCCTGTGGTCATGATCGACGTTGAAGGTGTCGAACCTGCGGTCTCCGTTCTGTTCAGATCCGCATGCCGCGCACCTGCCGCCCTGCGCTGCGAACATGGCGTCGTAGTCGTCAGTGGAGATGCCGAACTTCCGCCTCAGGTTGCTCCGCCGGTGCGTCGCAGCCACCCTGTCCGGATTTGCATGACGCCATGCCTTGTCCGCGGCATACCTCTTGGCCCGGTCGGTACGACCGTCCGCCCACCGCTCGCGCTGGTAGGCGTTCCAACAGCGCTTGCACCAGTGCCGCAGCCCGTCGGGCGTCCGGCGGTCGGCGTAGAACTCGCTGGTCGGCTTCTCTGCCTCGCACTTCCGGCACGTCTTCACGCGGAGGCACCTACGATCACGACGTCGTACGTCACGGAGGTGGAACCCGCGCTGTTCGTGAACGTGAGCAGGTCCCCAGTACCGCCGGTCACCGCGACCGCAGTCGCGTCCGGGGCGAACCACGCGAACACCCCGCCCGGGCGGACCGGGATCCCGTCGGACGCGGCCAGGAACAGCGGCACCCCGTTGGACGCCGGCCGGGTCACGTTGACGTTGTTCGTGTTCCCGGCCGCCGCAGCGACGATCAGCCCCTTGATCCGGGCGAACGTCAGCGACGTGCCCAGCGCGTCGGTCAGCGACCCCGCAAGGTCGAGATCCTCCGTCGCGGACGCGGCCAGCGTGCGCGTGTCGTGGAACAGGAGATCGGCCTGGTCCGCCCCGGTGCCGCTGGCCAGACGGATACGCTCCGTCAGGCTCAGCGGCGCCGACACCGCGCCCAGGTCCAGCGTCCGCGACAGCGTGCACACCGCCTTGACCGTGAGGTCAGAGACGAGGGTCATGGCGCTACTCCGCCTCGGCCATCAGCCCGAACGCCTCCAGGACATCGAGGATGTCCGCGATAGCGGCGCGCGCTTCGGCGTCGGTGGTCGCGCCCCCGGTCGGGTCCGCGATGTTGGTCTGGGCAGCGGCCGGGGTGACGCCGAGGCCGAACGCCTCGGCGTGCACCTTCTTCGCGTCCAGCAACTTCCACTGCGCGCCCATGGTCAGCTCGCCGCCGTGATGGCGATGCGCTCGACCGACGCCGAGTACTTCACGTGCACCGCCGTGTAGGCCCACACGCCCAGCCGGATGATCTCCGGGCCGTCGGGCTCGTCGTAGCGGAACCGCAGGACCGGCGACTCGAACAGGATCGTGTCGCTGGCGCGGGCCACGAGCAGGCTCTCCGGGTACTGCGTGACGCCGTCCGAGGCGAGCACGCCGAGCCCGTGAACGCGGCCGTCGACGGCCACCTCACCGCGGCCGATGACGTTCATCGCGCCACCGGAGTCGGCCGGGGTCAGCGGCCGGCCCGTGCTGTCCTTGATCTTCAGCAGGGAGCCGTAGCGGGTCACCGACGCCACGAGCACGTCCGCGGGCATCTTCCGCCCGTTGCGGACCGCAATCGCCGTGTCCAGGATCGCGTCCCCGACGTAGGTGGCCTCCGCCGGGTCCAGGCCCGTAGTCCACGCCGCCTCGGTGGCGTACGTGACCGTGGCCGAGCCCGCGGCGGTCACCATCGCGGCGACGACCTTGGCCTCGACGACGCCGTTGTAGTCGCCGATCAGGTCCGACCAGATGAGCTGGTCGACCGCCGGGTTCGACGCCTCCAGCAGGGTGCGGGTGACCTTCTGCCCGCCGCTCGTGGCCTTCGGCGACACCGTGGTCACCGCCGAATCCCAGCCGTCGGTGAAGTCGGTCGCGGTCTCCTCGGTGGTCTGCTCGGCAACCGTGCCCGACGCGGCCGACTGGCGCGGCATCGAGATCGGGGCGGCGTTGCTGATCGGGATGTTCCGCACCGCGGACGCCACCCGGCGCTGCTGCCGGGCGATCTCCGCGAACTCCTCGCCCATCCACTTCGGCGGGACGACGCCCGGGCCCTCGTCGGCCATGTTCAGCGCCCGGTTGTGCTGCACCAGCCGGCGGGTCGCCTCGCCGTCCTGAAGCGACCGGGCGTGGAAGAGGTCCCCGAAGAACGAGTGCGCCGAGCCGTTCTTCCGGTAGTGCCCCGGGTCGCGGTCCACGGCGGTCGTGCCCGACACGCGGACCGCGCCGCGGGTCTGCTCGTCACCGTCGGGACCGGGCTCGTCGCGACGGTCGGCGTCCAGGCGCGCGGCGAGCGCGGCGACGTCGGCGTGACGGGCCTCGATGTCGGTCAGCTCGGTGATCTGCGTGTGCAGCGAACGGGCCTGCTCGCCCTGCTCGCGCACGCTGGTCAGCTCGGTCTCGGTCAGGTCGCGGCCCTCGGACGCGGCACGGGACTGAAGTCCCTCGATGCCGGTACGGAGGCCCTCGTACTTCTCGCGGAGCGAGGCGAGGTAGGGGTTCACGGGATACTCCCGGGTCGTCGGAACGGTGATCGCTTCCGAGCGGCCGGGGTGCCGTGAGCTGCGGGCCGGGGTGCTGGCGTCCTACGGAGCGGCCAGGGTGCCGGTCAGCGGCCGACGGGGTGTCGGCGTCGAGCTAACTTCAGCCATGATCTTACATCATCACGCGGGGAGTAGAGGCAGTCCCGCGAGAACCTGGGCAGCCTGCGCCGCGCGGGTAGCGGCTCCGCACGTGCACGGCGCGTCCTGCACCTCCCGTACCGCGGACACCAGCGCGTCACGGCCGTAGGCGCCCTGCATCACCAGCGACACCTCCACCAGGTGCGCCTTCACCCGCTCGACCGTCCCGTCGTCCAGCCGGCGGTTCTGCCGCTCGATGAACCCCACGGACAGCTCGTCCAGTACCCCGTCCCGGGCCAGCTCCAGCGCCTCGTCCCCGGCCTGCGTCGCGGACACCCGCCACGCACCCCACAGGCCCGCGGCGTCGTCGCGCAGCTCCACCGCCCGCCCGATCAGCGCCCCGCCGTGCGTCGGGTGCTCCCGCGCGAACTTGACCCGGTGGGCAGCCGCGAGCTGCGCGTTGAACGCCCCGCGCGCGAACTGCTCCACGAGGTCGGCGGAGATCCGCTGGCGGCGGCCGTACGGCACCGCGATGCCCTCGATGGTGCGCCCGTCGCCGCCCTTCGCGGCCGAACGGATCTCCAGCTCCGGCGCGAACGAACGCACCAGCGTGTCACCCACGGCGAACCTCCGGTCCTCGAATCGCCACACGCTCGGACACCTTCCGCGCGCGTTCCTTCCGCCACAGCCCCAGCAGGGCCGCCTTCACCGCCGCGACCGTCGTAGCGGCCTCCAGCGCGGCCACAGCGGCGCCCAGGTCGTCGACCACGTCCGGCACGGGCGCCGGCTTCTGGTGGCGCGCCACGAGCGCCAGGAGCGCCTCGTCGTCGAACTTCGGCGGCTCCACCTCGCCCGCACCGACGGGCCCGACCTCGAGAACGGCGGTCCCGTCCTCGTCGGCGCGCATCAGCAGGGACACCGGGTGGCCCAGCAGCGCCTGCACCTCGTCGGCGAGCGTCGCCAGCCCGATCTCCGCGGCCGGGCGAGTCGTCTTCACCTCACGCATCGGGGTCGTCCTCCTGCTTCTGCTCGTCGCCGGTGGGGTCCTGCCCAGCGGGCCGGGGAGCGCGCGCTACCTCGCGGCGCGCCCGCTGGGCAGGGGTCAGGGGGGCGAAGCGCGCGAGGTCCGCCCGCTTGTGGCACGGCACGCACATCGGCCGGTAGCGGGCGAGGTCCGTGCTGTACGGGCCTTCAGGGGCCTCCTGCTCCGCGGGGTCGGAGTGGTCGTACGCCCACTGCTCAGCCGGGGCGCCGCAGTCGCAGAGTTGCGTGGCTGCGGGGCCGAACGTGCGGCGGAGACGCGCGTGGACCGCGGAGTAGCCGACAACGTCACCCCGCCATGCCGGGTTCTGCGGCCCCGTCTTCGCAGCGGGCGCGGCCGGAGTCCCGTGGACGCGGATGCGGTAGGCGTGCTTGCCGCAGTAGCCGCCGGTGTGGTGGGGGCTGCCGCATTCCGGGACGACGCAGACCGGGCCGAACGTCCCGTTCGCGGCGCGGAGCACGGTGGCCGGGTCACCGTGCTTCCGCTGACGGAGGTAGTGCCTGTTGCACAGGCCGCGGGCCTTGACCGGGGCGGCGCAGGGAGCGACGGAGCAGACGCGGGTAGCCTTCATGGCTAGACCCCTCTCGGTGCAGTCGAGTAGCGGGTTCAGGCCCCGGGCGGGAGTTGGCGCTCCCACCGGGGTCGCTTCATTCTTCCATACGACGATCATCAGACCGCCCCCTCGTCCGCCTCGTCGGCGGCAGGCCGGTGGGGTGAGGCCAGCGGCGTGGGGAGCACCTCAGCACGCTGCGACGGGGTAAGCGGGGGCCTGCCCTCCAGCTCCCGCGCTTCATCCCGCGTGAGGAAGCCAGCCCGAATGGCGATCTCGTGGGCCTGGTAGCGGGCGAGGCTATCGGCTCGCAACACGGCATCTAGGTTCGCTTGCGCCCAGGTGCCGCGCGGCATGTGCGTGGTGAGCGTCTGCTCGAACCTCGCCAGGTGGCCGGCCAAGCTGTACTTGACCAGCTCCAGGCCCTTCTGCTCGACGTTCTGGTAGGTCATGGACGACCCCGCCACACCGAGCCACGAGGGATCGAGTCCGAAGATCAGGGCCGTCTCGTGCAGGCTGAACTTCCGCGCCTCCAAGAGCTGCGTTTCGCTGGGGTTCCAGGCGAGCGGCTCGAACTTCGTCGACGACGGGAGCACCGCGACGGAGCGGGTCCGCTGCGACTGCATCCACCCGGCCTTGATCTCGTCGGCCTCGGTCTGGTCGAGCGGCTCCTCCGGGGTGTCCTGCACCGTCAGGACGCCCGTGGGGACTCCCGAATCCTGCAGGCCACGGGCCTGCCGCGCCTGGTCACTGGCGAGCTTCAGCGCCCCGTTCAGGTGGCACTCCAGCACCCCCATGCCGCGGAGCGCACCCGGACGGCACGGGCCCTTGATATGGATCACATCGTCCTCGTCGTACCACGACGACCCGACCCGATAGCCGACCTTCCCGACGGGGAGCGGAACCCCGTCGTACTCGGTCGACCGCTTCGCGTGGACCTCGTCGGCGGGCACCGGGATGTACGACGTCGGCCAGCCGTCGCGGTTCCGGGACGCGATCACCCCGATGCCGTTGCCGTGCCAGAGGTAGTCCAGCGCCAGGCTGGACAGGGTCACGACCCGCGGGTCCGGCGGGTGCGGCTGGTCCAGGAACGGGGGCGTCGGGTCGAGCACCTCCTCCCGACCGGAGCGCACCCGGCGGGCGTCCCACGGGAACGAGCCGAGCAGGTCGGACAGCAGCAGCGCGCACCGCCAGGCGCCCGGGATCGACATGCCGCCCTGATAGGGGCCGTGGCTCCAGTCCGGCGCCAGGTCGTCCACGACCGTCCAGTTCTGCGTCTGGCCCGTCTTGGTGTCGGTGGCGGTGTACTTGACGTCTCGCGTGAACAGCTCAGCCAGTCCCATCAGGCCACCCCCTGCGCGTTCGGGCCGCTACGGCGATCTGAGGGCGCGCTGTGCGCC